TACATTCTTAGGATTAGAAGAACAAAAAGAAGAACAAAATAGACAACGAGTAAAAGATTTACTTGAAAAGAGAAAACAAAGACAACAAAATAATTAATTATGGAAAAAATTTTAAAAGAAAATCCAAACAGATTTGTTATATTCCCTATCGAATATAATGATATTTGGGAGTACTATAAACAACATCAAGCAGCTTTTTGGACGGCAGAAGAAATTGACTTAACGGGGGACATTAGAGATTGGGAAACACTATCAGATAATGAAAGATATTTCATCAAAAATATTTTATCATTTTTCGCCGCGTCAGACGGTATTGTAAATGAAAATCTGGCAGAAAATTTCTACAGAGAAGTTCAATATCCTGAAGCTAAATTCTTTTACGGATTTCAGTTGATGATGGAGAACATACACTCATTAATGTATTCTTTATTAATTGACACATATGTCTCTAACCCTAAAGAAAAAGATGATTGCTTTAACGCAATCGACAAGTTACCTGCGGTTCAGAAAAAAGCTACGTGGGCTCTTGAGTGGATTAAAAACGCATCTTTCCAAGAAAGATTGGTGGCATTTGCCGCGGTAGAAGGAATATTTTTTTCAGGTTCTTTCTGTTCTGTATTTTGGTTAAAATCAAGAGGGATAATGCAGGGTTTGTGTAATGCAAACGCATTAATATTTAAAGATGAAAACTTACATTGCGATTTCGCAATTCATTTGTTGAATAATCACGTTGAAGATAAACCAAGTGAGAAACGAATCAGAGAAATTCTATTATCGGCATTAGAGATTGAAAAAGAATTTATTACAGAATCTTTACCGGTGTCTTTAATAGGGATGAATTCAAATCTAATGAAACAATATTTAGAATTTGTGGTAGATGGTCTACTTGTTAAAATGGGTTGTAAAAAACAATTTAATGTTGAACAACCTTTTAAATTTATGGAACAAATCGCAGTTGAAACCAAAGGAAACTTCTTTGAGTCAAGAACCGTTGAGTACCAAAAAGCCAAATTGAATGAAACAATTAATTTTACAGAAGATTTTTAATATGATGTCACTAAAAATAAAAAAAAGAAGTGGAGATGAAGTATCCTTTAACCCACAAAAGATTTATAATAGAATTAAAAGAGCCGCAAAGGGATTAAATGTTAATTCTGATGAGATTTTTATAAAAGTTATAACATCAGTTCCTGTTGAGGGACATATCACAACAAAAGAGTTGGATAAGTTAGTATATGAGATTGCCGCGGCTTACACCGGTAGTCATCACGACTATTCTCGTTTAGCGTCTTCAGTCGCAATATCGTCTTACCATAAAGAAACAAATCCAAGTTTCTACGAAACAATGGAAGAGTTACACAAAGAAGGTATTGTTAATAATGATTTAATCATTTTAATGCAAATGTTTGGTAAAGAAAAAATTGACTCGATTATTAATCACGATAATGATTACAATTTCGATTACTTTGCTTGGAGGTCATTACAAGAGATGTATCTTTTAAAATTACCTAACGGTAAAACCATTGAAAGACCTCAACATATGTATATGAGAGTTGCATTATGGATAACAAATAACTTTGAAGATGCTATTGAGTATTACAAATCGTTATCTAATCAATTAATATCACCGGCAACACCAATTATGATTAATGCGGGTACAAAAGTACCTCAATTAGCGTCTTGTGTGTTACATTATAATAACTCAGATTCAAGACAGGGTTTACTTGATACTATGAATGACATCTCAACCTATTCATCTGATGCAGCTGGTATTGGATTATCTATGAGTAATATTAGAAGTAAAGAAAGTAGAATTTCATCGTCAGGCGGATTTGCGGGTGGTTTATTAAAATACCTTAAAATAGTTAACGAATCACTTAGATTCTTTAATCAACAAGGTAGAAGACCTGGTAGCGCAGCGATTTATCTTGAACCTTGGCATAAAGACATATTTGACTTATTAGAAATTAAAAAGAACACAGGTGCGGAAGAGTTAAGAGCAAGAGATTTGTTCACGGCTCTTTGGATTCCTGATAACTTTATGAGAGCGGTTAAAAATAATGAAGATTGGTATTTATTCTGCCCTAACGACATTAAAAAGGCGGGTATTAAACCGTTACAAGAATGTTATGGTGATGAATACGAATCCAACTACGCTCTTGCGGTTTCAAAAGGACTTGGTAAAAAAGTTAAAGCTCAAGATGTTTGGACTAAAGTTATTGAATCTCAGGTTGAGACAGGAGTGCCTTATTTATGTTCTAAAGATAGTGCGAATAGAAAAACAAACCATCAAAATATTGGGGTTATCAAACAATCAAATCTTTGTAATGAGATTTATCAATACACTGACGAGAAAACAACCGCGATTTGTACACTATCCTCAATGGTATTAAAGAACTTTATTATTGACGGCAAGTTCGATTTTAAATTACTTTATGATGAGGCGAGAAAAGTGGTTAGAGCGTTAAACAAAGTTGTTGATATTAATAACTACTCAACTGAAAAAGGTAGAAAAGGTGGATTAGAACAAAGAGCGATTGCTATAGGAACTCAAGGACTGGCAGATGTTTTCTATTTAATGGATTACGGATTTACATCACCTGAAGCAAAAAAACTAAACAAATTTATTTTTGAAACAATCTATTTTGCGGCAATTACCGAAAGTAATGATTTATGTAAAAATGGAAAAAGGAAACCATATGAGTTCTTCGATGGTTCTCCAATGTCAAAAGGAGTATTTCAATTTGATATGTGGGGATTAAAAGATATTGATTTGTCAGGAATGTGGGATTGGTCTCAATTAAAAGAAGATGTTAAGAATTATGGGGTATGTAACTCATTATTTACGGCTCAGATGCCGGTGGCGTCTTCCGCAAAGATAACAGGTTCTTATGAAATGACAGAACCGGCTCATTCGGCAATCTTTAATAGAAGAGTGGTAGGTGGTGAAATTATGATTGTTAACAAGTATTTGATTAATGACTTCGAAAAACTTGGAATTTGGTGCGAAGACCTAAAGAACGAAATTATTCTAAACGAAGGCTCAATTCAAGGTATTAATTTTAATAATTATTTAGATACTGAAGATAAAAATTATCATAAAAAAGTTAAACGAATTGAAAATTTAATTCCAAAATATAAAACAATTTGGGAGATTTCACAAAAAGAACTAATTGATATGGCAGCCGATAGAGCTCCGTTCATTGACCAATCACAATCAATGAATATCTATATGGGTAATCCAACTCTATCAAAGATAACATCATCACATTTTCACTCATGGGAGAAAGGATTAAAGACATTATGTTATTATGTTAGAACTAAAGCAATATCCACGGGAGCAAAACATTTGGCGGTAGATATTTCCAAAATGGAAAAACCTAAATCAATGCCAGAAGCTCCGAAGGTAGATTTAATACTACCGGAAAAACCAAAGAATAGTGAATTTGAATGTTTTGGTTGTTCATCATAACTTAATATTAATCCCGATATAATGTCGGGATTTTTTATTTATATCTATTTATAGAAAATAAACAGAACATATATTTATATGTATGGCAGAAAATCCAACATATGGAATAAATTTTCCTTTTAGGGATTCTTATACAGGCACGTATTTTGATTTATCAAATACTGCTGATGAAGAAATTAGGTCAAATTTAATTCATTTATTATTAACCAGAAAAGGAACTAGATATTATTTACCCGATTTTGGAACTAGACTTTTGGAATTCATATTTGAACCCATGGACAGTTTAACTTTTTCAGATATTGAATCTGAAATTAGAGAAAGTGTTGAAGAATACATACCGGGAATAACAATAACAAGTATAAATATAAAGGCGGCATCTGACGGAGAAGAAAATAAAGGTACTTACATTGAGGACGACAAAAGAGTTTTTAGAGTATCAAACATTTCTCAACAGGAACATACCGCAACTATCAAAATAGACTATATAGTAACTGATAGTGCGTTCAACGCCCCTGATTTTATAATTATTAACGTATAAAATTATGGCAAATAAAAAAATATCATATCTAACAAGAGATTTTCAATCGATAAGAACCGAATTGTTAAATTTCACAAAAACTTACTATCCTGACTTAGTTGAAAATTTTAACGACGCTTCAATATTTTCAGTGTTAATTGATTTAAACGCGGCGGTAACTGATAACCTACAATTTAATATTGATAGAAGTATCCAAGAAACCGTTTTACAATATGCACAACAAAGGTCGTCAATATATAATATTGCAAGAACTTATGGATTAAAAGTTCCCGGACAAAGACCCTCAGTTGCTTTAGTTGATTTTTCAATAACGGTTCCGGCTGATGGAGATAAAGAGGATTTAAGATATTGCGGTATTTTAAGAAGAGGCGCTCAAGTTAACGGAGCTGGACAAGTGTTTGAAACTGTTTATGATATTGATTTTTCATCACCGATTAATGCGGAAGGATTTCCAAATAGGTTAAAAATACCAAATTTTGATTCTAATAATAAGTTATTAAATTACACCATAGTTAAAAGAGAAACTGTGGTTAACGGTATTACAAAAGTTTTTAAAACGGTTATAAATCCAAATGATGTTAAACCCTTTTTTGAATTATTCTTACCCGATAGAAACGTTTTAGGAATTACAAGTGTTTTATTAAAAGATGGAACACAATACGCTAATGTACCAACATCACAAGAATTTTTGGGTTTAGATAATAGATGGTATGAGGTTAAGGCGTTGGCGGAAGATAGAGTCTTTGTTGAAGACCCCACTAAAACTTCTGATAGACCCGGCATTAAAGTTGGGAAATATCTTACAGTGCAAGACAAATTCATTACTGAATTTACACCTGAAGGTTTTTGCAAAATTACCTTTGGGGGTGGTTCGCAATCCGCAGATGAACAATTAAGAGAATTTGCGAGAAATGGTTATAAATTAGATTTATATAAATATTCTAACAATATCGCACTAGGAAGTACTTTAAAATCTAATAGTACTCTCTTTATACAATATAGGATTGGTGGAGGAACCGGAAGTAATTTAGGTGTTAATGTTATAACACAAATAGGTACTGTTTCTTTTTTTGTTAACGGACCTCTAAGTAGTACTAATACAAGTGTAGTTAATTCGTTAAGATGTAATAATGTTACTGCTGCGATTGGAGGAGCGTCAAACCCAACAACCGAAGAAGTTAGAAATATGGTTTCATTTAATTTTTCCGCACAAAATAGGGCGGTAACTATTAATGATTATGAATCACTAATAAGGACAATGCCTTCACAATTTGGAGCACCTGCAAAAGTCGCAATTTTAGAAGAAAATAATAAAATTAAAGTTAAGATGTTATCTTATGACGATTCGGGCAGCCTAACTGAAATTATATCAACCACATTAAAAAGTAACGTCGCAAATTATTTATCTAATTATAGAATGATTAATGACTACATTTCAATAGAAACCGCTAATGTGATTGATTTAGGTGTTAATATCGATTTGATATTAGATTCGAGTCAAAATCAAGGAGCGGTAATCTCGGCGGTAATTAATGTTATTTCTGAATATTTTGACCCAGGAAATAGACAAATGGGGGAAAATGTAAATGTGTCCGAAATAAGAAGATTAGCACAAAGTGAAAACGGGGTTATTAGTGTTGCGTCAATTAGAATATTTAATAAAGTTGGTGGACAATACTCCTCATCACAAACATCTCAAAGATATTTAGATAACGAAACTAAAGAGATTGAATTAATTGATGAAACTATATTCGCACAACCAAGTCAGATATATCAAATTAGATTCCCCGGTAAAGATATTATTGTAAGGGTTAAAAATATGAACACAGTTAATTTTTCTTGATAATTTATTTTAAAAAAACATAACTTATCTTTTTGAAAATAGAGCATAAACTATTTATCTAAAAGATTTTTTATATAATGTCTAATTCTTACAGAATAAGGACGCAGGTTGGCGTCGATAAATCAATCAGAGTTTTATTAGACCAAGACTTTGAATATTTGGAAATTTTATCTTTAAAGATATTACAAAGCCAAATATACACCAGACAATGTTCAGATTATGGAGTTGTTGTTGGTAGGGTTATAAGTAACGGAGGGTTTGGAATACCAAACGCTAAGGTTTCGATATTTATACCCTTATCTAGGGAAGACCAAAATAATCCAATAATTTCAGAATTATACCCTTATAAAGATGTAAGTGATGTTAATGAAGACGGTTATAGGTATAATCTACTACCATACGTAAAATCTTACAGCGAACACTCTCCAACAGGAACATTTCCAACAAGAGAAGATGTTCTAATAGATACTTCATTAATCGAAGTTTTTGACAAATATTATAGATACACCGCAAGAACAAATGAAAGTGGGGATTTTATGATTTTTGGTGTTCCGGTTGGACAACAAACAATCCACATGGATGTTGATTTATCCGATATAGGTGAGTTTTCATTATCACCACAAGACTTAATTAGAATGGATTTGGCAAACGAATTACAAGTTTCGGGAACTAAATTTAGAACATCTAGTAATTTAGCGGAACTACCACAAATTTTAAGTTTAAATCAAATAATTCAGGTAGAACCTTTGTGGGGAGAACCTGAAGTTTGTAATTTAGGTATAACAAGAATTGATTTTGACCTAACAGAACAATATAATGTAAACATAATGCCGACCGCAATCTTTATGGGTTCAATTATATCATCTAACGATGATGAATTCCAAAAAAGAAATTGCAAGCCAAAATTAAAACAAGGTAATTTATGTAGTTTAGTTACAGGTCCCGGTGAAATATTAGCAATAAGACAAACAGTTTTAGTTGATGAAAACGGAAGACCCGGATTAGAAACAGTGGACTTAGATAGCGGAGGAAGGGCAATTGATGATAACGGAACATGGTTGATAGACGTACCTATGAATTTAGATTATGTTACAACTAATGAATTTGGAGAGAGGGTTTTGTCCTTAGACCCTAAAGTCGGAATACCAACAAAGGCAAAATATCGATTTAAAGTAAAATGGAGTCAATCACCATCATTATCCGAAACCGTTAAAAGAGCCTATTTTTTAGTTCCAAATATTAGAGAATACGGTTGGATAACATCTTCGCCAAACAGTGACCCGTTAAAAGCGTCAACATCTTTACCAACATACCAACTGGCATTAAAATCATATGCTTTTAGTTTGGATTGGAACGACTATGCGGATATCCAAGCGGCTATCGATTGTGAAGATACTTTTTATGAGATGGAGTATAATAAAGTCTATACTGTTTCACAACTAATAACACAATACAGAAAAGGAACTCTACCAAATAGAATCATAACCGTTAAAGATATCTTGGCGGAACAATG